CTTCCACACCAACCTGGGAATTATCCGAGAGTTTTTCCAGATTTTCCGAAGCGATGGCAAGAGAAAGCGTGTAGCTTTGCCTGTTTGACGGATAGACGGTCTGCGCCATTGATTTAGTAAGGCCTGCCGCACCTTCCGCCTTAAAAGCGGCTGTTCCCGTACCGCCCGTCTCGTTCACGGCTTCAAAGCCGGAATTTAACCAGTAGGCCATCCCGTCATCCGCCCGAGAGTTTTTCAGATGGTTAAAAGGCACCATATCGGAGATGTTGCCGCCGCCAAAAGCTCCTGCCCCTTCCAAGGTATCTGCGATGGTCTCCAGCCTTTCCACGGAAGAACCGAGATTTTTTAAGGTCGTCGACAGTTCCAGCACCGTATTCCAAGGCTCCTGCAGGTTATATTCTCTTCGCACGATCCTTGTCGTAACGGAAATCCCCAGCTCTTTGTCTTCTACCAGGACATAGTCTCCCAGCGACCAAGCTTCATGAGAAAATCCCGTAAGGACGGATAAGTCCATCGCATGGAGGACATAGGAGATTTTCGGTTTGGCGTATTGCGCCAACCGCATCGCCGTGAACTCCTTCATCTGGTAGGGATTGGTAAAGGAGGAACAGTCAAGTGTGGAGATGCGCACATCATTTGAATAGGTGAAATCTTCCAGATAGGGCTTGCCGCCGTTGATATCGGAAAAAGTCATCCCGTCTGCTCCCAGTGCATACAAGCGTGTCACAAGATTTCTTGTATCAATGACCCGCTCAATGCTTTTCATATTCTTTCTGTAGGCAAAAAGAGCGCCTGAATCCCTGCCGCTCACCGTATAGAGATGAACGAGCCTGTTGGACGAGTCAAAGACCAGGTCTCCGCCGTGAAGGCTTGCGACAGCGCGAAGGATGGAAAGAGCATTCTTCTCTTGCGATACCCAGGTGCGTTTTGTCTTGACATTGACCGTACCGACATGCCACTCTGTGCCCTCAAGAGCGTAAGTCATCGCTGTTTCAGCCGTCTCTGCATCAAAGCTTTTTTCTTCTTTGCGGACGCTGAAGGTCAGATCGTAAAACTCCGCTTCGGCATAGACTTCCGTCACGGTGTTTCCTGAAGCGTCTTTGATGTCGTTAATGGTTCTAACCTTATAAATATCGTCAACGATTTGAATCTTCTTCTCGTTTTCTAAATAGCTTCGCTTTTCATCTCTGAAGGGAAGCTTGAAGTGGAGCGTATCCTCGCCGTTGACCTCACTTGTGACAATGATGTCGTAGGCGTTTTCCAGAACCGCTTCCCAAGCACCCTCTTTTGTCAAAAGTACGGGCCTTGCAAAGCCCATCTTTCCATAAGGGGCTTTGGGGATATCGTAGATTCTGATATCAAGAAGCTTTGGCGTTTTCTTTATATCGGTTGTCGTAAAGGTGATGCGAAAGCGAATGTAATTAGCTGTAGCCTTGATTTTTCCGTCTTCCGGAAGAGCAGTCCATTCACCCCATGTACTGAGGTCGGAGCTTAGTCCATATTCCACCGCTGAAATATCCGTTACGCCCGCTTCATATTCCTTAGTAATGGCAATCCTTCCTGTACCGGAAAGAGACAGCGGTTTTGCCGTTGTCAAAAGCTCTCCGGTTAAAGGATAGACACCGTCCGTTTTCTTTAGGAGCACTTTGCCGGGCTCAGTTAATGCATCAACCGATGAAGCACTGTCACCGCCGCTTGCAAAATATGAGGAGCGAAAGTATGCTTCCAGATCCTGCATGGTAAGTTCTGAGTCGGTATCCAAAAACCAGTCGTCAAAGCCGCCTGCATACCAGTAGCTTCCGGCGTGCATGCCCATGATGATATCCGCTGTGCATAAGCGATTCAGTTCACCTGTAAAAGAGTAGACTTCCGATACCCAGCACTTGCCGTCCGACCTGTCGCCTATGACATACTGTGCCGTTTTGGCATTTGGCCGAATGATACAGGCAATAAAATAAATCCCGCCGTTTTTTAAAGTAAAGGAGGGAGAGGTCGTCCTGTCCAGAATAAGCAAGCCTGCTTCGTTATAGAGCATGACGCGCGGTCTTCCCTGAAAGAAGGAAAGATAAAAGATCGGCTGCCCCGGACCTGATCTGGTATTAAAAAGCGGGCAGTAGGTATTCCCGATAGAGTATATCGTCGGCTTGATCCAGCCGCCGACTAAAATCGTATCGCCGATATTCTGAAAAATGCCGCCGTCATTGGTAAGTTTTAAATAGGACTGTTCCGTTCCCGGATCATGGAGGTTTAACTGGATGTAGTTTCCCATCACGCCTGAGCGAATCCCTACCGTTGTACCGCTTCGGTTTATGACTTCCATCTTGCGATGACTGCCGGAGGAATCCATAAGAAACCCCTGGTCATCGAAGCTGCCCTCATTGAAACGCCAAAGACCGGATTTGGCAAGGGCAGCCGGAAATTCGCCCGTAAAATCTTCCTGCGATTGAATCGTTAATTTAAGTGCCATGTCATCACCTCCAGTTAACCTCCTTCTTGAGGTGTTGGATTTTACCTTTCTCCGAGTTTTTTAGCTCGGTAACTCATAAAAATCTTTTATATTTCCTTTCACACCCACTGCAATCGTTTTATTGAAACGACAAAGATGGACACAAAAAAGCAGCAAGTCTAAAAAGATTTGCTGCTTTATATGCTGATCTTTCCGGCAAATGTTTCCTGACGTTAAGTATTATTAATCTGATTGTGTCCCCAGCCTTCAACTATTTAATCATTGATCCTGGAACAGATGTCGCAATCCGGACATAACCCAAACTTGTCCAACCACTGTTAACAATGTCATAGCCAGAGGAGGATGTCGCACCGCTGGTATAGCCAACACCTACTACCGCATGTGCTTTAGTCCAATAGCTCGTTGCTCCTGCTCCAATATACAAAATGCAAGGATGCCCATTTCCGTTGTTGATTCTATTCTTATACTTTGTCCAAGTATAAGAGGTTTTTGAAACAGAGGATACACCGCTCCCACTATGCGTATCCATGTACTTATTCGCCAGTTTTGCGGGATTTGACATTGAAATGCTTGTGGTAGACCCAAATTGATCATTTGCAATTACTGCGAGAGCGACCTTCAGCTTTTGTTCTGTGTTATGTGTGTACTGCACATAATTATTATTAAAATAATTGTCCATGTGTCGCAAATACATAGCAACCGCATTGATTCCGCAGTCAGTCGTCCAGGGGCTGGAATTGTTGCCAGCGCTATATACAAGAGAAGTATCTGAACCACCACTTACCAAAACTTCTGAACTACGTGCATAAGTAGCCTCGGCAAGCCCACTCTCTCGTTGAATTTTCTCTGCTTTCATGCTTTCTGTTGCAAGGGTCAAACCATTGCGAGATGTGTCATACAGTTCATCTTTAGCGATTTCTGTATTGGAATCCAAAATTGTGGCTGTGTTGTCTTGATTGATAGTCGCAAAACGAAGGTATCCATTGTATACAATAGTGTCAGTGCGAGTAAATGGCACCGTTGCATCCAGTGCATACATAACTACATCATACGTGGAAAGATCAATGATGCCGAAACCTTTGGCACCACTGGAAACATCAAATTCCACACAAGTATAGGAATCGTTACCCGACACATCCAAAATTTTATAGGCATCGGTAGGCGTAACTTTAACATTACTGTTATTAAGAATTACCAATGCCATATAGTCGGCATCGGTAAGGCGGTCTTTGTCTGCTGTGTTTTCGGCAGCAAACGCCGTGGAAACCAGACCAAGGCAGAGACAAAGAGCAAGAATAATCGAAGTAATCTATCTTTTCATTTGATACAGTCCTCACTTTCTTAGATTGCGTTTGTTAGGTACATATTGCATTACTTATCATTACAAGTTCTATTCGCCGGAATAGTCAGTTATCTGTTTAGCTGAATTAACCATGTCCCAAAAACCATCGATTTCAGCAATATCCCTTATGCTAAACGAATAAGAGATGATATTTTCTCCACTGTCAAAATAGATATAGCTTCCAGTCCCATCCAATTTTTCACGGTAATGAATGATATTCAGCTCTGTACTTTCCTTCTCATGGCTATGGAACCACTCTTTCGAAGCAATCCTGATAACCATTTCGTCTCCGAGTTCCTCATTACTGAAGGTCACTTTCAGCACAGCATTATCACCAACGCCATAAATGCAAGGGATATCCTGCAGCACATATCCATCCAAAAGCTTCTGAGGAAATAGAACACCAAAGCTTTTATCATTCATTGCTTCTGTTAATGTCAACTCCACCTTGGGTTCATTTTCAGTAACAAGATTCTCATTTTGACGTTGGAACGTGGTAACGAACAACGCTAGCGCCAGCACAAACACAAAACAAGCAGCTATTACGCTCACTTTTCCCCATGGAACAGCCCTTCTTATTCTTGGATGGTAGAGCGCAGCCTCTTCTACATATTTGCTATCAATGATGCCCATGGCATCCGAAAAAGTTTTTACATTCATACAAACACCTCCCTGTTGATTAAGTACTCCTTCAACTTTTTGCGAATGCGAGTAAGCCGAACAGAGACATTTTTTTCTGAAATCCCAACCTGCTCCGCTATATCTTTGTACGTATCAGCGAACCAGTATCGGCGCATAAAGATTACACGATTTTCTATGGGCTGCTTTTCTAGAAAGTCCTCAATCATCTGTGCTAGTTCTCGCGCCTCAACTTCTGCCTTAGTTGTGTTTGGCGAAGCAATAAACGGCTCAATTTCATTCAAAGTTGTTGTATAGGAGCTATCCCTTTTTTGTGCATGTTTTTTCCAGTATGCATTTACTGAAAGGTTTCTGACAATTTTCAAAACAAAAGTCAATAACGGATTTGGTCTAGTCGGTGGAATCGCATTCCAAACACCTAAGTAAGAGTCATTTACGCATTCCTCAGCATCCTGTCTATTGTTTACAATATTGTATGAGAGCTTGAAACAAGCCTTTCCGTATTTTGTATCCAACTCTAATATTGCATCTTCTGAGCGTTCAAAGAACAGCTCTATAATCGTATCATCTTGTATCATCCGCATGACCTCCTTTCCGGCTTCACTTATATACTACGGTTTTAAGTGGAAATCACTACAACAATATCAGTTCTTTTTGCAATAATGCCAGCACAAAGAAAAAGTAACTCAGAGACTCAGCGATCATCAGGTCGACTCGCCGATACTCAAATACGAGGCTTAGTTTAGGTCACCCGTATCCATTCTAAAAATCACTTGACTTTGAATAGTTTGTCACCTCCATCGGCTTCGCGCATTGATTTTCAGTTCTGAAAAAGTTCCGTTCACAGCCTGAATAAGAACGCTGTTTTCGCCGATCCTAAGCTCCGGAAAGTTCAGCTCCTTGAGATAAGGGAGTGCGTTTCTCAGCACAAGCCCGCTTCCATCTTCCACATAAGCCGTCATCTTCTCCGTGTCGATCACAAGGATCTCACCCAAGGAAAGCTCCGCATTGATAAGTTTCATCTCCATGCCATTCACAGAAATGGAGATAAAGTTTTCCGGGGCTTTCGCAAGACTTCCTTTAAGGAAATAGACAGGCCTTGATGCGATATTTCCAAGGCTTCGTGTGATGAGTGTTTCTCCCGCCTTCGTTACCGTAAAGACCTCATCTGCCAGGGCATAAGCAAAGGGATCGGGGCAATAAAAGGAAAGGTCAAATACTCCGGCTGCACGAATAACTCTTTCGCAGTCCACCTTTTCCTTTAGCCTTGCCATAAAGTAGCGATCCGGCACATCGTCAAAGATCAGTTGTTTTAAGCCGTCTACCGGGGAAAGCCAGAGCGCAATCCGGTCTAAGGTTTCTACCAGATCGGAAAATCGAAGTTTGGGAAAGATGGAACAGGACACCGAGATTTCTCTGGCATCCATATCTGCGCCAAAGTCCGCCACGCCGTATTTTCCGGGAATGGAAGCCGAGTAGTTTCTCAGCATGCCGGACACCTGCCAGGAAGTGAGCCGTGCTTTTACATCCATGTCTTTTGACGAAATGTCGTTATAGATAAATCCCACCCTGCATCACTCCTTCCTTTTACGCCGGCGAGAAGCGGCCTTGTGCTCTGGAGCCTGCTTCAATAAGGTTATAGAGCTCCTGCGAAACTTTTCGGATATCGTCTTCACTTCGAACAAACATCTGCTCGATTGTGATCTGTGGAAAAGAGCCTATCGGAGCAACTCCTCTCAAAGCACCGCTTACCGCCGATTCCGCCTGAACCTGAAAATCTGTCGGCAGTGCCACGCTCATATCTTTTCCGAGCTGACCCATCACATCGTTGATGTCTTCTGCCAAGCCCTCACTGGCTCTGACCGCATCGCCGCCTGAGCGTTCAATGGCACCTGCTAGTCCTTCTACCAGCATTTCACCGATCCAGGCCATTTCTTTTGACGGAGAGCTAATACCAAAGAAGCTCTTAATACCGCTCCAAAGATCAGATGCCCAGCCGGATACCTTGTCCCAAATCCAGCCTGCCAGTCCTTTGATGCCTTCCCAGAGACCTTTGACGATATTGCCGCCGACTTCCACGATCTTGTACATGAGAGAGCCAAAGGCGCTGACAATGCCTTCAATAATCTGCGGCACCGCCTTTACAATCTCAGCGATGATGGTCGGAAGATTCTCGATAAGGGCAACAAAAAGCTCTACCCCTGCCATGATGATCTTGTCGATGTTTCCGGCAAAGGCGTTCACAATGGCGGCTATAATTTCCGGGATGGCCTGCACAATCGTTGTAATAATCTGAGGAAGGGCCTGAATAAGTGCTACCAAAAGATCAATCCCGGCTTCGATGATCTGCGGGATGGATCCTAAGATCGCCGTAATCAGGGCATCTATAATCTGCGGAATCGCCGTCACAATCTGCGTAATAATGTCAGGCAAAGCCTCGATCAGAGCTGTCAAAAGAGTGATACCTGTTTCAATAATCTGCGGGATCGCTTCCAATAAAAAGGTGATAATCGCTTCAATAATCTGAGGGAGCGCTTCAATCAGGATCGGAATCGCCGCAATCAGACCTTCCGCAAGCCCCATAATCAGCTGCAAGGCCGCTTCAAGGAGTAGTGGCAAATTCTCAATTAAGCCCTGCACAATCGTCACAACTGCTGAAACGGCTGCCGGGATGAGATTTGGCATGGCTTCTCCCAAGCCTTGCACCAGTGTTGCTATCAGTAACACCGCCGCTTCAATCAAGAGGGGCAGGTTTTCAATAATGGCATTTATAATCGTCAGGATCGTTTCCACCGCCACCGGGATAAGACTTGGAAGAAGACTCATCAACGTTTCCAAGACCTGTGTGAACAGATCGGTAATCATGGTAAGCAGCGAAGGCAAAAGATCCGAAATCGCTTCAAGGAGTGCCCCTGTCACGGCAGGAAGCGCCTGAATCATGTTCTCGATAACCGGGGTAATGTTGGTAACGACGGTCTTAAAAGCATCGACTACGTTTCCTGTCAGCATTTGAATATCGGCATTCGCCCGTCCAAAGCCTACAAGGAGATTTCCAAAGGCACTTTGCATGGCATTGATGGAGCCGGTGATGGTCTCTTCCGCTTCCAAGGCCGTCGTGCCTGTAATCCCCAAATTATCCTGGATGACGTGAATTGCTTCTACCACATCAGCATAGGAGTCGATATTAAACTCAAGCCCTGAAATCTTCTCGGCATCGGCCAGCAGCCGTTCCATCTCGGATTTCGTTCCGCCGTAGCCCAGTTTCAAGTTGTCGAGCATGGTGTAGTTTTGCTTGGCAAAGCCCTGATAGGCGTTTTGGATACTGGTCATGTCGGTTCCCATCTTATTGGCGTTATCCGACATATCGGTGATGGCCATATCGGCATATTTCACCGCTTTTTCCGTATCTCCTCCTAAGGACTGAATCAGGCTTGCCGAAAAGCCCGTCACTGTCTCCATGTACTCATTCGCAGAAAGCCCCGCCGTTTTATAGGCGTTTGCCGCATAGTCCTGGAGTTTCCCGGACGATTCCTTAAAGAGAGTATCGACACCGCCAACCAGCTGTTCATAGTCGGCAAAAGAAGAGATGACTTCTTTGCCAAGCTTGACGGCGGCAGCTCCGGCAGCGACAACCACGGCTCCCATCGCCGCACCTATCCCTTTTAAGACCGAGCCGAGCTTTCTAAACTTTCCTTCGGATTTGTCTGCCGAATCGCCCGCATCTTCTATTTTCTCTCCCATGTCATCGGCGCTGTCCGTGACATCGTCCATTTCTTTATCCATGTCGGAGAGGGATTTTTCCGCATCATCATAGTTTTTGCCGGCTTCTCTTAGCGCTTCGTTATTGTCGTTTAGCTCCTGCTCCATGCCGTTCAATGCCGCCTTGGCATTGTTTAGCTGGATTTGCCAGTTCTGCGTCCTTCTGTCGTTTTCACCAAAGGAAGCAGCGGCATTATCAAGAGCCGCCTTCAAGGTTTCAATCTTTTGTTTTTGTGCTTCAATCTCTTTATTAAGGACGCTGTTTCGTGCGGAAAGAGCCTGCACGGATTTGTCGTTTTTAGAAAACTCGGAGGTGATTAGCTTCATCTCCGAGCCTAAAACCTTAAAGGATCGGTTAATGTCGGTAAGGGCCTTTTTAAATTCTCTTTCACCCTCAAGACCAATCTTTAAGCCGAAATTATCTGCCATGAGCTGCCTCCTTTCTATCAAATTCCATAGGGAATCACGTCATCAATCAAAAGCTCCTGCTTCGGTTTGGAAAGCCCGCGATACTGTCTGTCACATTCAATGAGGTCTAAAAGCAAAGAAAAGGGCATGAGCCAGACTTCATCCTGCGAAAGATAAAGCCGGCTCAGCCCGAAATACAAAAGCCGGGTAAATAAAGCTTCACCCTTTACCCGGCTTCCGGGTTTTTTGAGTCCGTCTCGCTTTCAATATTTCGCTTGGTCGCCTTTAAAAGAGCGTCCGTAATCGCATCCTTGTATTCCGCAAGATCCAAAGGAGATGTCAAAAGCTCCACTTCCTCCTCGGTGAGAAGTTCTTTTGTGTCGTTCTTGTTTTTCAGGTTATGGATTAAGATCGGCTGATTGGCAAGCAGCGTAATCAGCCAGATAATCTCTCCCAAAGCCATCTCGAAGTTCTCCGCCTTCATAAGCTTGTCGCCTAAGTTTTCAAGACCGCCGTATCGTCCTGCGATTTCTTTGGTCGCCCTGGTCGTGAGAAGAAGTTCATACTCTTTTTCACCGACTTTAATCTTTGTCATATATTCCTGATACATAAAAGCATCCTCCTTATGGGGCAACCGGCGTAAAGACTGGCTCATAGACGGATGTGTACCAGCCTGTGATGACTTCGGGGGCTACCCCCTCGTCGCCTTCCGTCACTTCCGCCTTCCAGGGGTGTCTTCCTTCAGCGTCCGCCTTGTTTCTTCGCATGATCGTGCCTTCAATGGTCGGTGTGGAAAAGGTGATCGAGTCGCCCTTTGTTTCAAGGTTTGTAGCGGGTATGCCGAATTTCACTCGGTAAAGCCAGAAATAACGATAATTGCCGTTTGATTTCTTTGCGCGAAAACCGATAGCGACAGGAAGTCCCCCGTCTTCAGACGAGGAAATCAGGACTTTGTTTGTGTCGATGACAGCTCCCGTAAGATCGGATGCCGCCTGACTTCCAATGTCATCCACACCGAGGGAGAGCGTCCCTGTTTTAAACTCTTTTACAATCTCCGATGCACCATCATCGGCATAAAGGATCGCTTCCGCCAATTCCACCGACAGCTCCGCCGTGATGGCTTTTGCCAGCTGTACGGGCGTGTCGTAGGTTTCCATGCCGGAAGCATCCTCCGTAATTTTTGCATAATACAATTTATCCAGGCCTATTGTTGCCATAGTGATTCCTCCTTATCGGACGTATTCTTTCGCCACGTCCAGGCTGTAATGGTAGTATCCTGTGTCTTCTTCAAGGTCTAAAAATCTCCGTTCCGTAATGATGAAATCCCGCTCAAGCAAAGCGTCCGTCAGCTTCCTTTTCCAAAGAAGATAGTTTTCCTTGCAAAAGAGGGAGATGCGGATTTCTTCCGTCTCCACCAGCGGTTTGTTGTCGGCATAGAAGAGTAAATCGTCATAAAGCGGTGTAAAGACCAGATAGGTTTCAGGAGCCTTCTTTTCAAAGGTCACGGCTCCCGAAGGAAGCCTTAAGCCTTCCGCTATTTGTTTTAGTTCTGCCAGTGCACTCATAGATCAAGCTCCTTTTTCAGTGTTTCCTCCATCGCTTGAACGGCAGGCTTTCTCGCTTTTCTTCGTGCCGGCTTCATCCAGGGCTTTGCTTTCTGACCGGATTTCCCGTACTCCAAGACCTGAGCTTTCAGTGCATTCGGCACGCCTTCCCGGTCGATAGAGTCTCCGACACCTACCCGGATAGTCCACTCGCCGTTTCGATCCTGCAAAGCCGGGGTGATGCCAAGGCTTCTTAAAAGGTCGCCCTTGGAGCGGGAAGGGTACTTGGTATCTTTTCCGATCCGACCTTCAAGGTTTGCTTTCATCGCTGAGAGCACGACCTTGCCGCCACTTTGTAAAATCTTAGGAGCGGCTTTATCAAAACGGTCACCGAGTTTTGAGAGCTTATCCAAAAACTCATTAGGCATTTTCATTTCACACTTAGCCATCCTTTACCACTCCTTCCGTATCGACTCTTTCAGCTAAAATCTCCCAATAGAGCCCTTTTCTTCGGATGTCTTCCACGGAGAGAATGTTGTGCCTGCCGTCTTCCGTCACCACGACGCATCGGGTATCAAGTGTGATGCCGGGAATTCGCCTGATTCTAAAAAGCGTCGTTGCTGTCGAAAAAAGACTTCGATTCTTCCAGGTCTCGCTCCCGTAGCGGTCTTCACGGTAGGCTCTGACACTTGCAAGAAAGACATCACGCTCTACCGGAAAGCCGTCCGGATCCGTTTCCTGTTCCACACGAAAAAGCTCAATAAAGTGATTTAGTTTAATGCTCATAGGATCACATCCTTATCGCCCTGAAGAAGCAGCTTCACCGTCTCCCAGACCTGCCTTGCGGCTTCAGGAGAATCGGAAAAGAAGCCGCCAGTAGATCCGTCTCTTGATTCATAGAAGAAACTTGCAAGGACGATCACAGCCTGCTTGGTACTCTCCGTCATCGGGTGCGTAAGATAGTAATCCGGTCCTTTTTTCTGGTATCCCTCTGCATAGGAAATCGCAGAGGAAAGGCAGCGGAGCATGAGGGGATCGTCCGCATCATGCTCCACCACCAGATTTTCTTTTAAAGGATAAAGAAGATCCTCTGCGTTCATCCTTATCCTCCTTATACGCCGGCTTTCATCTGCAAAAGCTTCACGCTCTCAGGCAGGATGAGTTTTCCATCCACGCGCTGTGTCGCCTTAAAGCCGACTTGACCCGTTGCGGCAAAAAGCTCGTTTAATCTTTGGAAAGACCTGCCTTGACGATCGGCAATCCAGTAATAGGAGAAGTCGCCGAAAGCAATCGCAAGAGCTCCCGCTTCCGCTAAGGGCACAAAGCTTGACGTATAGACCGGACGATTGAGGATGGTATCCGGTGTACCTGCTGTCAAGGCCGGCTGCCAGAGATACTGCCCGGTCGTGTCTTTCAGCTTTCGAATGAGCTTCACCGTCGCATCGTTCATGATGAAGACGGCATTTTTCCTGTACGGCGCACGAAGCGAATAGAAGAGGTCGATCAGCTCATCGGCTGTCACTGCCTTATCCGAAGCGGCCGTAACGCCCACTTCACCTCCGCCCGCAGTTTGGAAAACGCCTACAGGCTTGCCCACACCGTCACCGATGAGGAAGGCTTCCTCTTCTTTAGAACCCATGCGTCTGCCGAACTCTTTTGCAATATAACTTTCAAGGTCAAAGACCGAATCGTTTAAGAGTTCTTCGGAGACTTTCAGCATGGTCGCCAGCTTATAGGCGCCGATGGAGACCTGACCGAAGGCGGGATCGGATTCCGGGATAGCCGCTTCCTCATCCACCCAGCTGGCCGTGCCTTTCGTTGCAACAACAGGGATTTTGCGGTCACCGGAGGAAGTCTGGATGACGTGAGCGAGCTGTCTGAAGATGTTTTCTTCTTCCAGGGCTTCTACCAGCGTTCTTTCAAATTCATCCGGGGCCAGATAACCGCCCTCGGAGTCGGTGCCGACCTGCAGGGCATTGGTAACAGGAGCATTTTTCTTGCGCATAAGGTTCCAGAAGTCCCTTTGATAAGCGACACTTCCTCTGCCGGTCTTGTCCTCTTTGTCCTGCACGGGATTTCCCACCACCGGACGGCTGATTGCTTCGCTAAGCTTCATGTCCATGTCTCTTTGGCGTTCGAGCCTGTCGATTTCTTTTCCGAGGTCTACAACTTCCTCTTCCATCTTTTCGTAAGCTGCCGTGTCTTCTGCTGAGACGATGCCTTTCTCGTCTCGCTTGTCCTCTAAAAAGGTCTTGGCCTTTTCCCAGGTTTCAAGGCGCTTGTTTCTCAGTTCCTGAATTTTATTCATTTCTTCGTCCTCCTTAATGACGTAAAAGTTCGAGCCGTTTTGTAAGCTCTTTGTATTTCGTGCCTGTTTCTTCCAAGTTATCCGCTTCTTCATCGGACCCTGCTTCTTCCTCTTTCTTTGATAAAACCGCATCGGCACTGATTTTGTTTAAGACCGTGCTCATCATCTTTCTTGCGGCAAAAGCCATACCTTCCTGAGCTTCTTCCTCCGCTTCCTCCTCTTCATCGTCGCCGGTGAAAAGAAGGCGGTCACAAAAGCCGAGTTCTTTAGCCTTCTTTGCATTCATCCAAGTCTCGTCATCCATCAGGCGAGAGATTTTATGCCTGGAAAGCCCGGTTTTGAGTTCATAGGCGTTAATGATGGATTCTTTGACTTCGTCTAAAATGTCCAGCGCCT